CTGGAAAAGATTGAATTTGAAGTTTTATTGGATTCTCCGAAAATTACAATCATGGAGCTGTTTAACGATATCGTGTTGAATGACGAAGTTCCATTTGCAACCATCAATTATATTTACAAAGTAATGGGTGAGTTTATACCGGATTTAACTTGGTTTACAAGTTTAGATGATGTTATTCTTCTCAAATTCAAAGATAATAGAGAATACTCAAATTGTTTTATTTCAATTACAAATCAAACCGATATTAGAAAAACACAAATTAAGTTATCTTTAACAACAACCGTATCAAAACAAAGGGAAGATATAAGAAATATTGCAGTTCAAAATATTTTAAATGTTTTTACTTCTAAACAAAATCTTACTGTAATTAGCTTTAGAGATACGAAAATCAAAGGATTATTCTATTATCCGAAAAAGATGATGAATAAGTTTGTTATGTCCGATTTAATAATGAACAACAATACATTTTCACGGTTCCTTGTCGTGGATGAGAGTGTTAAAGCTTCAAAGAAAACTGAAAGTCTATATATTCATTTCAATAGTAATAAAACAGGAGAAGTAACCGCAAATATATCAGAAAAATACTCATTCAAAGGAGACACTAATTTAAAGGGTAAAGATATCGTGAACATGTTTCCTTATAAATCTTACTATCTACGAATTAAAATAACTTCAATTAACAATGTTGAATCAGTCTTACTTTTTCAAAATCTATTGACCAAGATACTGAGGATATACGAAGATAACTACGATTCAGTTTATGATTTTTACAGAAAATATATACCTTCATTCGGTATCAAGGAGGAACCGAATATAGTGATTAAACCACCCAAGCTAAAAGACCTTGCTCCCGAAGTATTCATTAATGGTTACCCTCCTACATGCCCTCATCAACCTACTATTATTGATGATAGTGAGATTAAAGAGCCTGAAAATGAAGGCAAACAAGTTATGAGATATCCTAAGGAAACTGATGTAAGCGAGAATTTCCCAAGCAGAAACTATGTATGTAATCACGAGACTGCAATTTATCCAGGGCTTCGAAGCAATCCACTTTCAAATGGTGATATTGTTCCATATTTACCATGTTGTTATGAGAAAAATCATAGTGAAATTCAAGGTTCCGAATATCGTCAATATTACTTTGGAGACCAACCTAAAATGAAGTTCAAATTTCAACAGGAACTAATTATCACGAATAAGTTTGTTGGTCGTGATACATTTGGAACCTTGCCCGAGTCTCTCGATAGGATATTCAATGTTATCAATAACGATAAGAAGTATATGTATGTTCGAATGGGTGTTACTGATTCAAAGAGCAGTTTCCTTGAATGTGTATTACAAGGGTTATATGAACAGACTAATATTCTAAAACATAAATCAGATAAAAGCAGACTTAATTTCTTACGACAATATAGGGAAAAGCTTACCAATAATCGATTTCTAACGATTTGCCGTCAGGAGATGTACGACTTTAACATGGACCAAATTAAAGAAAAATTAATAGATCAAGATCAGTATTTTGACCCGAGATTCTTTGTTTCTATGTTGGAAAAGATATACAAATGCAATATCTATGTTTTTAATAGACAAGGCTTACTTCTCCCTCGTTTTGAAAAGAAATATTTCAATACGAAAACAGTTTCAAATACAAACTTATTTATTTACCAACATCGTGGAAGCAAGAATGAGAGAGCAACATATGATAGATGCGAACTGATTGTTCGATGGAATACAACCGGAGAAGATGTTGATTATGTAGAGGGTAACGATACCAAACTCTCTGGTAAAATGAAAGAGATATTTAGTGATGTGGTTAGAACATATTCATTTAATACTGATATTGAAACTGAAAACTTTAATTATTTTAGCGATATGTATATTTCTCAAGGCATCGATGCTTACGGAAAAACAATTATGATTAAATTTCGATATCAAAATCAAGAGGGAACTTTATTGACTTCTCCGATGCAACCTCTACCTATATCAGAAATTAAAGATTGGATAATAAATAAAATTACATTGGATTTAGCTTTAAATTTCTTGAAAAATATAACAGATATTCCAGTAAGTGATATCGTTCAAAATACAGTGAATGATATAGTTGAAAATGTAAGTTGTAAGATTGGTGATATATCGGTAACTATTCCGGTTAGAAATTCTACACCAGATAGAAGAGTAAATGTAAACGAAGTAATGAAAACTAATAATTTATACAACAAAACAAGCTCTCTCAATAACATATTCAACCGAAATAAGAAATTATCAAGATACATTTCTGAGTATGTTTTATGGTTATTTTCAAATAGCATAAAAAATACAAATTTAGATAATTTAAGTTCATTAGCAATTGAATTTGCAAAAAACAATATTCAAATTGATAATTCATTTCAATATCCTGAATATATAGAAAAAACATTCTCTATTGATTCTCCTTTGATAAGGAATGGTAGTTTGGTGGTTAAGTCGGAGGAGATAAAGAAAAGATTGTTTTATCATTTGAAGTTGCAATTGAAACGGAACGAAATAAAGATAAAGAACTACCATCTAATCCCTTCTATCGAGAACTACTACATCGATATTACTGACTTTGACAAACATGAAGGTCAAATCATGATAGCAGGGAAAGATTCACTTCAAAATTGGATTGCAGAAAAAATATCAAGAATGGATACTTTTACATATTCAATTAAGGTTGGAATTGATACTCCCTACTTTTTCAAAAACAACCTGATTTCAAACAAGATTTATATCGCTCAAAATGTAGATTCACTTGAGAAGGCAATTAAGGTTGCTTTAGTTTGGAATATGGGTAATGGAATTAACATTGGAAATAACTTCGAAGTAGAAGAAATAGATAAGGTTAACTACACTCTCTATTCATATCGTAATGAAGCAGAAATCAAAAAATATAATATCAATTCAGACTTGGAAAAAACCAATATTAAGATTATTGGTTATAAGTATGACGACTTTCCGTTTTATACAACTTTGCTTTAATATTAATTTATCTCCTTATAATAAATGAAGTTAGTCCGTATATTACATATTATAGCTATATCGATAGCGATGTTGGCTTTGGTTTTAGACCTTCTTGATGATAGAAATCGAGTTTTGAAAATGAACTGAATTTAAATTGTAAAACAGTCTATGTTTTATAATTCAAGTATTTCTTATTCGCTACTTTTTAGTTGATGAACATGAAGAGGTGATGTTCTTCCAATACGATTCGCCCTTCCAATCAACTGAGTTTTTGTCGCTTCTGACATATCATGATACAAGATAATATCAGTTGTTTCCTGTAGATTAATACCGGAACCATTAAACTTAGAATTCAAAAAAAGAACCTGTAAGTCACCCGATTTATAATCATTAATTGTTCTCTGTATCTGCTGAACTGAACCCTTTAACAGCTTAAAATTGATATTGTTATCTGCTAGTGCTAAATGTATTTGGTCAAATGTTTGATCATAAGAAGAGAAAATAATGAACTTACTATCAGGCTTCTCTTTTATAATTTTTACAATCATCTCTTGTTTCGTTAATTTATGATTTTCAGACTTACTTTCAATCGATTTGTTTTCATCCATATATATAAGCTGATTAACAACTATATTCTGTCTACATAAAGGACAGTTCTGTTTCGTTTGTAACCAAGTTAAAATACAACGACCACAAAATAGATTATTACAAGATGGTTCCATAATTGGATTTGATAACTTTTCAAAACATATATTACAATTACCAGAAATCATACTTTCAAAACGATTTTCAATTGTTAAAAGTTTATTACTGATCAGTCTCTTTTTTGAATTCCATTCTTCTATTTTAGATGATTCGTTCCGTAAAATATAAATCCTAATTTTAGACTCAATGTTCTCTAATTCTTCCAATAGTTTTTGCTTCACTAATTCTAGTATGTTTTTAGTCTTCGTTCCACCTAGTGCTTCTATTGCTCCTTCGATATTATCAGCCTCAATCATGCTTTTAATATTATCATTTACTAATCCGACAAGAGCTCTATAAAGAGGTTGAAAACAGTCATAATCGTAGTAGTAGGTTGGAGTCATATTGAAAGATGATTTAACAAAGTCTAAATCATTCTTTATAATCATTCCAGCAAACTGATCTTCAATATGAGTACAATCGTCTCCAATAATTTTCTTCATAAAACTCTCCCTTCCATTACGATGTTGACTAATAATATGACTTGGTGTAGCCGTAACCAACCAATAGAATCCAGCCTGAATATTCTTCATACCGATTACCTTATTATGTCCTGGCTCATCAAATATGAATCGTTTCCAAGCATAACGAGAGTATGATTTTATCAAGTCATTGTAATTAGTTGGTGTTACCAAAACAACATCACAATTCTCAGCTTCAACAATATCAATATCTTTTTTGGTTGCAATCACACCGACTCGCAGATTCGTATATTCAAATTCTTTTTCCCATTGTTTTAAAATAGTAGGTGATACCAATATCAAATTAGATTGAAGTTTATCGTACCTTAAAAGTTTTCTAGTTCTAATTAGTCCTTCGGATTCTGTATTTATCTGCTCAACTACAAAGGGATAATCGATGTTCCACTCCATTTTATCACGAACCATCAATCCAATCATACTTAGGGTTTTACCATATCCGGTATGATCAGCATTAATACCCAGTCTTGTCTCTTTTATACAATCTTTTTGTTCAACTTGTTTTACAGATTCGAGATGTTCCATAGAATATATACTCGCTAACTGATGTTTAAACAGACTAATTTTTAAGTTTTTAGGATTGCTTACAATTGGAATTTCTCTCAATTCTAGTTTACTTTCCATGTTTGTCTTTATTACTATTTAAAATTTATAAATAGTATTTCGAAAATATAATATCTATGATATTATAAATGGAAGATTATGATAGTCCAAAAAGACGAGGAAGACCAAGAAAACATCCTCTTCGTTCTCCTTCAAAATGCAAACCTCTATTGAGAAATGCTTGTAAAACTATGGTTGGTTGTTCATGGATTAAGAAACATGCTGGTAAAAACAATTCAATTGTTTCACCGTTTTGTCGCAAGGTTAGAGGTCCTAAAAAAACTCCTAGTCGATCTCCTTCTAGAGGAAGTGGTTATTCGTCAAAATCTGAATCTGTCAGTGCACAGAAAAAACACCTTTCTCAGTTTACTGTTGTTCAACTAAAAATTATCGCGAGAGAGGTTGCGAAACAGGAAGGACTGAAAGGTTACCACAATCTTCCAAAGAAAAAGTTAATTGACTTAATCGTTTATGGAAGAATTTAATTTCTAATTGTGTCCGGTATTTAAAGTTATAGGTTTATTGTTGTTAACTTTAGTGCCTTCATAATTTTTAAATCAACTCATTCAGAACCCTATACATATGTGGTAATACAATACCTCTTAGACCAGTCGATTATTCACAATATTGCTGATACTAATCATCTGTCCTATAGTTAAAACTTAGGCTCTGTAATTATAGGTTATATTTATGACTAAGCTATTTGTATTTTATTGAACGAATTTAAGCTTGATTCTGAACCTAAAATATGTTCTATTTGAATTTAAAACCATCTGATTTTAAATTTTCAATTAATATCCCTCCTTAAATAATTCATTAATCTTATTAACACCTTGATTATGCAGACCAAGATGATCAGGATGAATAGTGCTATCTAGTCCTTCAGTATTAAACAGTATAGATGTATACATATATTTATTATAACTTTTCCATAAATAATCATCTGCTATACAAAAAGACTTTGTATTTCCAGTGCTAAAATCAATTACATTGATATCAGACCATTCTCTATCATATTCTACCCCTAGTGTATTTCTTAAAACTCGTTCCATACCTTTTTTATTAATGATATAGGACCCAGTTGAAAAAACAATATCCTTAACCCATTTCTCTTTTAAACCGTAAATATCAAAGTTTCCATCAGACATATATAACTGTAACATCTCAGCATCTTCTGGGGAACTTTTTATAATTTCCATCCAGTTAGGATATCGTAGGAAATACATATCGTCTTCCATGATAAGAGCATATTCGTTACCATCAAGATAAGCCTGATGTATAGCCTTAATGTGAGATAATAAACAACAAAACTCGATATCTTGAACTCTGTTTGATTTAACCAACCATTTCATATGTTTTTTACACTGAACTGGTCTTATGAATTTATACTTTTTAAAGTCATCAATTCCAATTGCTTCCACTCTATTTACATCCAAATCACAATTAGCATTTTCCAAGTTAGAAAGGAACCTGTGTTTTCTCTCGATATCTTTTTCTAAATTAATATAGTATAGTCTAAACACTTTTCTAAGCAATGGGTCAGTAACCGGGTCCATGTATTTTTCACCAATAGTATTTTTGTCAGAAAAATTAAACTTAATATTTTTGGTTTTTAAACTGAAATACACTATAAATAATAACGAAAGTAATATAATCAGTATTAAATAACACAAATCAATTCTCATTTATTATAGAATTAAATTATTGTAATTAATAAATGGTACATTGTAAATCTACATCTGATTGTGATAAAAATCAATGGTGCAACAAAGAATGTCAGCCTCCACCTAAAAATTGGACAGACGACTTTTACAAAGACTCTATTCATTCTCTAACCGGGGTTCCGCTTTCTCAGTTTGATTTTAAACAGAAACAAGAAAATTTAAGGATATTAACAAATGAGGAAACAACATGTATTGTTGACTCCATATCAAAAATCTATAATCCACCAGAAATATACAAAAACTCTCAAGATATAATCGACAATATATTTGTAGATTGCTTACATACTGAAAAAGAAAAATTTGAATATGAACCCCAAAAACAAACTGAGAATTCTATTTACTATATAATAATCATTAGTATATTCATATCTGTATGTATCGCCATATTAATTGTAAATACCAATTCTTTACTGAAACGAAATAATATATTGTAATAATAAATGACTCTCATGGAATGGACTAAAAATAACTGGTTAAAAATTGCAATCGGTATTGTTCTTCTTATTATTGTACTCCAAATAATTAATTCTTTGAATACCATGTTAAATTGCTCAAGTCCAATATGCAAAGGAATTGGTAGTGTTTTAGGTTTACCTGCAAAAATAATTAATACCGTATTATCAGGGTGTTCAACACAATCAGATTGTACACAATTTAAAGATTCAGACTCGTGTGGAAATGGTAATGGTTGTTCTTGGAGTTCACAATCGACAACAGGAACTTGTGTTTGTACAACTGGTTTGCAACCGGGTGATGGTGGCTTATTTTCAACAAAATGTCTACTAGGTATGGGTTTAATATCATTTCTAGCTGTATCAGTACTTGGTTTTTTGGCAAAGATTGCATTAAAATTTATACCACCAAAAAATGAAAACATTAAAACAACAGTTGAAAAAACAGGTAAAACGACTGAAGAGGTTACGAAAGACGTAGCTGAAGCAGCACGAGAAGAATCAACTGCACATGAGACAAATCTTAATGACAGGTCTCCAGGTGTAGTAGAAGTTATGGCATCTAAAATTACTAATCTAACAGCTTTAAAGGTGACAACAACAGCAATCGACGGAACACGAGGAACACCGGCTGAACTCGCACAAGGACAGATAGATGCAACTAACATTGCAACCGTAACAAATACCATAATTGAAGAGGAAGCTAAAGCTAGTGGTGCAACAGAAACACAAGTTACTGAAGCAGATAGAGTTGCTAATGAAACAATACCGGCAGCACATACCCTTGCAAGAATTCAAGCATTCCAGTCTCTAAATCAAGTTCCATCTAAAAATACTCATGCATTCCTAATGAAGCATGTAGATCATCACATGAGAAAAGGAGAGAATATTCCACCCCATTATCTCGCCTTTTTAAAATCAGTAGAACCGAAATAAGTAAATAATTTATTGTAGATTACATCAAAACAATAACTTTAAAACAAACAAATAACTATTTCAACCGAATGCATTTAAGAATGAAAAGTAAAATTGCTTTTCAGTCCAAAATAATCTATCAACGATAATCTTGATAAATTAGATTCGGTAAGGTATTCCTTATATTCGGTATGAAATCAGCCTGAATCGGATGAAATATCACAGCCATTATTTCTCCCCATGTAATAGGATATTTAGATACAGTTCCATCTTCTAATATTTTTCCAGTATGGTCTATTGTACTTTTGGATGGATATTTTATGAGTAGGTTTAGCTTGCTATCCATCTTAGATTTTATTTCATTATATAACTTATACGATAAAGGAGTTTTTGATCTACAAATAAAACTACAAACTGAAACCAAGTTAGACCACAAATTTTGAACACGAGTACCACATTCAGCAGGTATACCTCCAGGTCCTATTTCTGGACTACCATTCAGGTAAATATCGGGATTACCTTGTATCTCATCAAAACCACTCGCCCATGAACCTTTTGATGCTTTAATATCACAGTACCCACCACCGTAAAAGTGAGTAAAATAAGACCGTAAATAATCTGATTTACATGTTTCACTCAAATACTGGTAACCTTCGTGTAAAGGATGACCAGCCAATACAAAAGAATTCAGATTATTTACATCTATCATTAAAACAGGAACTCCAACTGAATTCTTTAACTGTTCAACATTTATTTTTCTTTTTTGTGTAATAGGGTTGTTTCCAGTCCAAAATATAAAAATTATTCTCGGAACCTCAACAGCACTCGAAGTTTCTATATTATTTACAGTATTGATATATTGGTCTGTAAATTCTAAATTGTTAAAAGCAATTAGTTTGTAAAAGGTAAATAATTGCTTTTCATTCGAAACAAACCTTACCCGTAATCCATCATTTGGAATATCTATTTTTTCCTTTCTATAAATAATAACCTCATATGGTAATTTCTCTTGATTTTTAATTACATTTAAAATTGGAATTATATTATTATCTTCAGTATCAATTAGAACTGACATCGGTATTGTTGGCTTCTTAGTATCGGAATAAGATTCTCTTATAAAATACATACTAATTCCAAGTATAAAAAGTATGACTAAAACTATAACAAGTATTTTCATTTATGATACAGAATAATATTTAATTTCTCAATATAATAAATGGATACTAAATCAACAATAATTTTATTTATATGTGGTATGATTATCATCTACATCGTAACCGACTTGATAATGGCTCATCTATCGTATAAGCCTCTCTTTGATTGGTGGGATGGTAATGACGGATCTAGATACTCAAATCTATTCAGCTTGTCTACATGTATGATGTCTTACTACAGCACTCCTCTTTATTACTTTAGTAAATTAACAATATCTCCTCAAGAGTTTTTAGACTTAGATCAGATTGCTTTTTTGGTTGGAGATATATTTCCATACTTAAGGGCTACTGTAGGCGGTGTTCAAACAGGTATACTTCTCCCAAGACATCTTTGTGAAAGTGTATTGTTAAAAATAAGCGACGGTGATACTTTATTTAATAATTGGTATCAATCTACAGGTACAAATAGAGACGAGAATTCATATTTAGTATATGGCACAGCTACACCAGGACAAACAGGAGCAGATTCACAAGGAAATACATACACATATTTGGAATTTGGTTCACCTCAAGCTGATAAGAGCACTGGTTTAATAGGTGTATATCCAGCTCCTTCTGATTCTAATTCGTGGATGGGTCTTATATCAGAATGGGGAGGTCCAAATCTAAAGTGGCAAGCTGATAAAAGTAATACATTCTATTCTCCAGAACCTTTACAAACTCCAAGTGATGGCTCAGGTTTATCGTGGTTCAATTATAACAACACTGGAGCTCCTAGACCTGATAACTTTCTAGCACGAATGGGTATTCCACCTGATTCACCTCTTGTAGTTTACTTTTGTACCGGAAAGTATAGTGTTAACGGACTTCCGGTCGATGCATCTGCACTTTCGAACTTATTTCATCAAGCAGGTGCTAATGCAGGTGGATGGATTGGATATATAAGGGGAAGAGGTCCACTTGCTTCTATCGACGAATTAAGAAATTACATCTATACTAAAGTAGATTGGTTGGCAGCCCCAAATAAACCTTGTAATCCATCTGGTTCTGCTTTGAATACTGCTTCATCAATTGCCTCAACTGCAATTCCGGGATTATTAATGTGTTTACCAATGATGTTCAATCCAGCAGGTGCATTTTCTATGGGAATTCCAGCAGTATTAGGATTAATAGGTGTTGGAGCTCAAACTGCTATAGCTGGTGTTAAGGCTGCTGGTGCTTCAACATGTTAATAACTATACATTCTTAGTCACCACCATATGAATGTGTTTGAATGAAACATCATCCTGCAACCAATTTAAAAATTTACTTCCTTTCCATGACATAGAATTGAAATTTTGTATCTATTTTATCAAACTCTTTTTGAATTGATATATAAACTCATTTCCAGTCCTAAAGAGTACAAAACAAGCTTTTACATATTTTGTAAAGAAGGTGGAATGGCTTCAAAATGTTAATACTAATAATATAGGAATAGAATAGAATTATAAAACGAAACTGTTTTACAATTTAATAAGTTAAGTTGGAATTGATGTGCAAGAATTTGGAACTGCAAAAAGACTCATAGGAACCACATAAAAGGTAGCAGCATAAGGTACACCTGCCATTGGTATATTACTGTTACCATCGAAACCTACTAATTTAGGTCCATATTTATCAGATGACATATTATAACCTGTGTTTGACATCAATTGAGTAGCACCAACTGCCTGGTTAGAAGGACCATTCCAAAAATATGCTAGATTATTACCATCACTTTGATTACAATAAGCGGCTCCACCACTATCATCACAAAAGACCCCATAAACATCTCCTGATAATAATAAACGTACGGCTCCACAACCATTAGTACCAGGAGTTGTCCCATACCACCATATAAAATGACCAGTATCAATAGCAAAACAGTCAGCTTGTGAAACATCGGTTGTCATAATAAAATTAGCATGGTGGCATTGTGAATTCTGCGATGTAAGCCAATTTATCTGGTTGTTAATAATTGAATAAATATAAAATGCACCGACTACTAATTCAACAGTTTTAAATATACAAGCACATAAAGAGTTTTGACAAATTGAGCCGATAGGACAAGTTTGAACTGTATGGCAAGATGTACTGCCACCACTTGTATCATATTCATATATAGGATTTACAGGTTGAGGAACAATCCGCCCATCTCCTAAACAAACATTTCCAGTAGCACCTGCATAAGTTGATTTATCTCCAAATATATTACCTGAACCTGGTGGGATATCAGTATTATAACAGGGAACATCAGTGGTTGTACATCCCCAAGGGCAATTACCAGCTCCAATACCTAATACACGAACTGCATTACCGGCTGAATCATTTGGAGCACATGTATTAAAAACCCAAGCATTGTTCCCGGAAACTGGATCACATGTAGCACCACTTCCAGTATATATTATATCAGTATCATCTTTACAGTTGTTACAAGGTTTATTTGGTGCTGTGCATTTAATAGCACTTACGAAATCATTTTTTGATTTACAACTTGAAGCTGGTAATCCAGGTCCAGTACATTGAATTTGTTGTTGAGGTTGAAATCCTACATTTTCATATGGAGGAACTTTAAATGCATTGCATGTTTTAGCAGTATCGTCCCAAACGATATCTACAGTTCCCTGATTTAATGATTGATTAACACATGATTGCCATGAACAATCGGAACTTTGACCTGTATATTGAACTAGTCTTCCAAGACTTAATTGCCCGGGGTCACAATAGTAACCAGCACTTGATACTCCATTTTTATGATCCATATATTTTTGAACTTCTGTACCAACAAGACCATTACTGTCATATTCATCAGGTAAAACAGCCCATTTACATGAAGTATTATTACCACAACCAGCTTGATCTGTTATTCCATAACAGGTTGTATCATTAGTTGTATCTGTACTATTAATGCATAAACCAAATTTGTTTCCGGGCTGAGTATATGTATCAAAGTTATAATAAGGATAGTTATTCCCTATACTATTTGGTAATGCACTTTCGTCACTGAAACTGCAAGTAGTTTTTTGAGAACAGAAGGTAATCCAATTATCAGATGCATTTGTTGGGTTTTGATATTTACCAGTAACATCTGGTTTTGTTGATAATGTTTCATATGTACTAGGAATTAAGTTTGTAACTTTTATACAAGCTTCACCATCACCACAAGTTGTATTTCCACAAGCGACAGCACACTTATCATTTACAGTCAATGAAGCAGATGATTTTCCTGGTTCTGTTCCAGGTGGACAGCATGATACAACTCCATTTTTAGTTATCTGATTTGAGGCTGAACAACAGGTATCATTTTCACATGGACTACAGCATTGAGTACCATTGACACAAAGTTTATCACCAGACGGACATCCACATTTTTTAGAATTACAATCCCATAGTTGACCTGTTGGGCAATTTTTAACACATTGTGTGGTTCCATCAGTAGGACATGTACCAACGAAGAATCCAGCAGGACATTTTGGACCTAAAGTTGCCGTTGGTAGTTGCGGTGGAGACTTTGTTACTACAAAATAAATAACGACTGTTGAAGCAACTGCTAATCCAACTAGGAAAATTGGTGATTTCAATAATTGAATTATTTTTTCTAATATCATTTATTATAAGAAATATTTAACAATTATTAGATAATATTTCGTTCTCTAATTTAATTGTTGAAAAATAGATGTTATTATTTCCAGTTGTTATCCCCTGGTTCGTCCATCTAGAATCAACTATAGTACCACCACTTGGAGGGTCTCCACTATCGGTTGACCACATGTATCCATTACCATAGCTGAGATAAAGTCGACCATAGGTTGTCCATTTGTATCCATAGTTAAACTTAAGAACTTGTGTACTTTTTATTTCATTGATATAAACATATATACTCATGGGACCGCCAGGATTGAAAGAAGAATCATAAAGAGCATATTGAAATCCAGGATTACCACCCGACCAATTAGAAACAATGTTCGCTGTGTCACCACTAACAGCAACTGGACCTGAATCTCCTTTTATATTAATAGAACCGTCGGCATTGAAAGTTATATTACCACCAACTAAAGCTTGATTATTAATATTTGTTGCAAATTTGTAAACTGTTCCTCCATCACCATATATATAGTTTTTTTTATTATTATTATCCATTATATATGCTACAACTCCAACTCCAGCAATTTGAGTTAAACTAGAAGAAGCATTCTTTGTACAATCACAAATTGAGCTTGGATAACTTTGATCTGTAGTTTGGACACACTTTCCTTGTGCACTATCGAATTTATAGTATTGTGTGTTTCCATTTGTATTTGTATTTGTATTTGTATTTGTATTTGTATTTGTATTTTTAGGTTCAGGATGAATCTGACTATCTTGCATACATACAATATCGTTTGTAGTGGACAACGGTTGACCGAACAGATTAACAGAACCTGTTGGTATATTCATATTATAACAGGTACCACCACCGCTTACTGATGAACACCCCCACGGGCAATTACCGCTACCTATAGCAGTACCGTAACTTGCAACTTGAGTTGCATTGCCAGATGAATCGTTTGGAGCACAAGTTGTAAAGTTCCATCCATTAGGGTTCGGAGTAGGTTGACAAGCATCACAAATGTAATCACCAGCTTGTTTACAGTTTGCACAAGGTACACCAGCACCTGTACAATGAATAGTCTTTAAAAAGTCTGTGTTTGTTCTACACATTGAACATGGAGAACCATTACCACTACATTGTATCTTTTGAATTGGTTGATTACTGCTATTTTTGTAAGGAGGAATCTGAAAGAGATTGCATACTTTATTCGTATCATCCCAATTCACATCGATTGTGCCTTGATTTGCAACTTGACTTATACAATCTTTCCAATTGGTATCATTCGTTTGAGTTACTTTTCCAAGAGATACACCACTACTAGGTTCGCAATAATAGCCTTGAGTACCTTGGGTGCCTTCAATTGGAGTCATCTTGTAGTTCATATAGTTTTTGAGTTGGGTATCAACAAGACCTCCGCTCTTATCATAGTTATCAGGTAATATAGTCCATTGACACGAACCGGTGCAGTCTGTTTTTGTTTTATCAAAACAAGTTGTATCTGTTGAACTGGTAGAATTAGGTATACATAAAGCAACCTTTTCTCCAGTAGGAATATCAAATTTATAGTACGGGTAATTAGTTTGTCCAGAATCAATTGAAGCTGGAAGTGCATTTCTGATACTTTTTGTTGTTGTTGCTGGACTGTGACAGAAAGTGAGTGATTTTGTTGTATTATTATTACTTGTAATCTCTGAACCTTTTGTATTGATTATTTTAGCATATGTATCAGGATTTAAATTACTAAGTTGTATACAATCTTCACCTTGTTGACAAGTTGAGTTTCCACACATAATAGGAGCTGGAGTTTGAGATTGAGATTGAGATTGAGTCTGTTTAGACTTTAAATGTTTTACTACGAAATAGGTTGTAGGTAAAACGATAAAAAGTAGAATAATCAGTATAATTACTGATTTAGGAAACATTTATTAATATCAATATTTATTTATGAAATTATAATTCATTTGAATTACAATTAAAGATAACTTTATCGTCTTCGATAATCAACCGTAGATTGCATATTGAATCTTTCATTCGCATCATTATTAAAAGCTCTGTTCATTCTTGATTTTACAGAATCGATATTTTCTCTTTCAGCTCTGCTAATCTTCGGTATACTTGCTGGTATATCAAATGAGCCAGCTTGTATTTTTGGATTCAGTCTTGCATCTTTTGAGTTATTATCAACAGAACTTTTACCTACAATATTAGATACGAAGCTTGTAATAGGAGTATTCCTTTCAAGTTCAATTTGGTTTGTATGTTCAATATTTTTATAGATGTTTTCACTTTTGTTAGAAAGAGCGGAATATTCAGGCATGTTTCGGTCGAGTTGAATATCGGAGTGAATATATTTGATTTTTTCTAGTTTGCTAATAGGTGCATTTGTGCTAATAACTATATTATTCTGTTTAATAGGAAGGTCTGATAGGTCAGCAATTTCATCGATAAGGGTATAATGTTTGTTGGATGTTGGATTCGTGTTTGCATTTATTACTTTTATATCTTGAATGTATCTGTCTGAATCAAAGTTATCAGAATCAAATGATATATAGTTTTGATTTGTTCCTGGATTGGTTTGAGCTGAATGAGCATTTGTATCTTGAATGTAGTTATCAGTATAAACTTCTGTATTATTAATGAATTTTCTTGTATCACTGATGTTAGATCTTGCATCAACATGTAAATTATTAGTAATAATTTCTGCAGTTGGAACTTTAACCTCATTTTGAACGATATTTTTACAACCGTATCCTGCTGAAACTCCGCCTGTTTTAATGACTTCCTTGATAGAGAATTTAACATCGTAAGTTTTCTCTTGAGGTTTGTCTATTTTATAGACTGCAGTTGGTCTGATAAAAGTATGTAAAACATCTTTCTTTATTTGTCGACTTTTTTCTTGTTGGTCTTGGTCGAATACCTTTTTAGTGTAATCTACATTGATTGGATTTGTTTTTGCTTCTGTTTTAACTCTTGGTAATCTTGAACCTGGTAGTAAGTCTTCCTGAGTAAGAATAGGAGGTCTAAATGCACCGTCTCTCATAATTCTGTAAGGTAGTTTAGCATGAGTTTGACCACCAACAGCCATAGAACCGTTGCTGTTTGAACCGGTATTGCTATAAGATACACTTACAGATGGATTAACTCCTCTTGCATATACATTGATATATTCTCCGATTCGATTTCCACTGTCTCCAACTTCATCAAGAACATCGTTGTTTGAGCCAACAGTTTTTATTCTCCTCGTGTGTATGGATTTAGGAGGGTCTTTCAGAATGTTTAAATTGGAACCCCAGCCTTCAGCTGATGGTAATGTAACTTTCCCTCTATTTGTGATTGCACTATATGATAACATTATTTATTAATGTTAGCATATTATTTAAATTCGTTGCAAATGTAAAACGAAGATGTCTTTAACAAAATACATTCAGAAAAGTAACTGTTCCAATCTAACCTAATTATATGTATAGTTATAACACCGTATGGTTTTACAACTGCAAATTTTAGTTAGATTGATTTGGCACTATCTCTTGCTAACTTATCTACCATTTCATTATAATTATTACCGTTATGAGCTTTAACCCATATCCATTCGATCTCCTTATCTTTTGATACTGCATCGTAAATTTCCCATAAATCTAAATTTGCATTTCGTTTCCATTCTCTTTTTGCACAATGCAAAGTAAGCTTGCTATCAGTGTATATTCTATACTTTGAACGAACATCTATAACTTCTTCTATGACGAATGATAAAGCTTCGATTACAGCTTGAAGTTCCATTCTATTGTTTGTTGTATTTGAATTGTTTCCAGATACATGATATTCCGTACTATAAGAGGAATTTATATCATTTATAATCATAATAAATGCCCATCCACCTGGACTTCCGCCTGAATTCTTTAAACACGAACCATCAGTGTAAACCTCAATCATTTTATAAATACGATTTAAAGAACCAATATAATTCAATTTCAAATTTTAATTGTAGTTATATTGTAAAATGGTTGAAGAAAATAAAATGGGAGAACAAGTTGAAACTACAGGGGATTTAAACCATTTTGATACCAAAAAATATTCTGAATTTATTAAAGATAATATCAGTTCAGTTTTAGATGAAACATACAATACTACATTTCGTAAACTAATTGAAAAAAATATAAATTCAATCATGAGTCATGTTCATAAAAAGATGTCTCATTATATTTACGAAGATGATGATATTGAAGTTGATTTAGATAGTGAAGAATACAAGTCTTTTACTCATAGTTTTGAATCTAAATTATCCAAAAATATAACTGGTTGTTGGTGTGGTGGTGATACTGAACTGAAGAGGTGTACTAAAAGTATAATAGTGAGGACAATAAATATGTATATAGAGAAGTATAGGTTGATTTACATTAAACATATTGATTTACCATATCGTTCTTCTGACTCGAATATAACGAAAGATATATACATCTATGTGTTTTCCAGTAAAATTATGATTTTCCAGTTTAGAACAGAGAGCAGAACAGAATCCGATATAACCATGTATTCATATCCTTATGAGTTTGTTTCTCGTTTTATTATTGATATTTTCAACTTGGTTTCCCCTTCAAAAAGAGATTCTCATGAATATCCAATTGATATACAGATTCTAACACCAAGAGGATTCGACTTATTTATGAATCAGTTTCATTTGTTACTGAAAAAGTTTGAAAAAAATCCATTCTATTTTGTATCTGGAAATTCAAGATTTCATCGTGATATAATAATTCAAAAGAAACAACTTGAACAACAGCTAGAACTTCTAAAAAAACAAAAGGATGAATTTGAATTGGAAAAACAAAAAATCAGCCATATCGTTAATATCGACTCTAAACTGGAGGAGATAAAAATCGAGAATTTTAAACGATTAAAGATACTCAAGAAAATTAAACAAGAAAAAATGCTTTTGCAGGAGGAACGGAAGAAATTGGAGGAATTAAAAGAATCATTAAATATAAGTGATATTGAATTGGATGAAGAACTGTAAAATTTATATTTTTTCAATATAAATTTAAATTGTTGATTATTTATCGGGACATTCTACGAGAACGACTGGGAGATTTAGCAACTCGTGCCTTTTTACAGTGGGATAAAACCTTGCTCTTATGCTTTAGTCCCTTTTTAACATGGGAAACAACCCATCTACAAGCAGCAACATCTTTGCAATTGTCTTTTCCGAGTTTATGACAGAGACGAGGAGATTTCTTACTTACTCTAGATTTTCTACAAGAAGGCGAAACACTTTTTCCCTTTCTCATATGTCTTTTAATAACATGATAACCAGATCTTGCTCTACAGGCATCCAGATCCATTTTATTAACACTTACCATTCTTCGTTTAGGGGACTTGCTTCTCATGGGAGACTTGCTTCTCATGGGAGACTTCCTTCGTCGAGGGGACTTGCTTCTCATGGGAGACTTGCTTCGTTTAGGAGACTTCCTTCGTCGAGGGGACTTGCTTCGTCGAGGGGACTTGCTTCTCATGGGAGACTTGCTTCGTTTAGGAGACTTCCTTCGTCGAGGGGACTTGCTTCGTCGAGGGGACTTCCTTCGTCGAGGGGACTTGCTTCGTCGAGGGGACTTGCTTCTCATGGGAGACTTCATTCGGCGAGGAGACTTGCTTCGTTTAGGAGACTTGCTTCGTCTGATAGGACGAGACATTCTCATGGGAGAACGATGAGGAGATTTTCTTTTTAGTGAAGGCATTTATTATATAGATAATAAAAAAAATTAATAATAACTTATGAACGAAATCTTTAACTAAAGATTTCAATATAACTATAAATGAAAAAACGAAAAATTGATAATGAACATAAATATAACCATATTACAGTCTCTGCAAGTCATGTTTACAACTACATGAATAATGACCATCTTGTAGATTGGTTACGAATTTACAGAAAAGAAGCTTACAGTAAGGATAATTTCACCGACTACATTTGCAATAAAGGAAACGAGTTCGAAGAGAAACTGATAGACTATATTCATAAAAACAAGATTGAAGTTCAGTTTGTTTCTAAATTTATTACACAAGAGTCGTGTGAACAAAGTGTAACTTTCATGATGCAGGGGGTACCATTACTATTTTCTGTTCCAGTAAAAAATACAATTGATAATACTCAGGGGATTATCGATATACTCATCCGTAGTGATTATCTCCTTCAGTTGGTTGATATTTTATCTATTGATTTTCAACCAACATTAAAAGCACCAAACCTAAACGGTGATTATCATTATGTTGTTATCGATATCAAATTCTCATCTTTAAAGATTCGATCTGATGGAAAACACTTGTTAAATGTTTGTAAACAACCTGCTTACAAATCTCAGGTTAAAATATATACTGATGCTATAGGTTACATTCAAGGATATACATCTCCGTATGGTTTTATTATGGGTAGAAAGTATATTTATACTGGAAGAGGATATGAGAGAAGAGAAACCAATTGTTTTCACACATTAGGTATAATCGATTATTCATCTATCGATAGAGACTATATATACTCAACTCAAAAAGCAATTGACTGGGTTAGACTTGTTAAAGCTGAAGGACACTTATGGTCAGTATCACCTCCTACAAGAATCGAGCTATACCCTAACATGTCGTTTGATTCGGGACCTTGGATGAATGAAAAACGGAGAATTGCAGAAGAAATCAAGGAGATAACTTTAGTTTGGAACTGTAACACAAAAAACCGTAATTTTGGAATATATACACATAGAATTAATTCTTGGAATGATGTAAACTGCTCTTCGACCAATTTAAATATATACGGTAATTATAAACCTATTGTAGATTCGATATTAAATATCAATAGACAAGAAGAATTAAACATATTACCAGTTCAAATTCAAAATAATCTTTTCAATTGGAAAACAAGAGAAAATGAAGTATTTATTGATTTTGAGACTATATCAGATATATTTGCAGATACAAGCATTCCGATTCAAAATGCGACTGAAATTATATTTTTGATTGGTGTTGGTTTTGTTAATTCAGAAAGTGAATTTGAGTATAAAAAATTCGTTTGTAATGAGCTTACAAGTCAAGATGAAAATAGGATTATGAATGAGTTTTCTGAATTTATGACACTTATGAATTACCCTAAGTTGTTTTTTTGGGCTGCTGAACCTTCAATTTGGAATCGAGCTGAGATTCGTAATAATAGAAACAAACTGAATTTAAATTGGTGTGACTTATATGTTGTCTTTAAAAACGAACCTATAGTCATTCGAGGTTGTTTAGATTACGGTTTAAAATCAGTGGCTAAAGCTATGAAAAATCATGGAATGATTACTTGTTCTGTTGACTCATCATCTGTTAATTCGGGAATTTCAGCTATGTTACAAGCTTATGATTATTATGTATCTCATGACAAAAACTTAATAGATAACATAATTCAATACAATCAGTTTGATTGTAAGGTGCTTTTTGAAATTTTACAATATATGAGAACATATATGGTTTAATAAAAATTTATATTGAATTACAATATAAATTTACTTGATTCTGAATTGAAATTATTCTTGTTTAACCTTATGGTGAAATATAGTTTGAGTTGAAAATAGAGTTTGATTCAGTATAGAACTAAAAGGAGTTTGAGGTTGACATTCATTCAGTATAGAACTAAAAGGAGTTTGAGGTTGACATTCATTCAGTATAGAACTAAAAGGAGTTTGCGGTTGACATTCATTCAGTATAGAACTAAAAGGAGTTTGAGGTTGATTTAGAATAGAAGTAAATTTATGTTTAAAATCAGAAAATGTATTTTCTAATTTAGTCTCATCGATACTTTTAGTCATAGGAATAGTAGGTACATTCACTGTTGTTTCCATATTTATTCTATTATGTCGTAATATTAAAATCTTAAACTCGATTTAAATGATTTTAAAATAAAATTAATATACAATATTTAGAAAATGGATATTGAATTTCAATTTGGAAAGTGTTTTATTTGTAATGATGACTCTGGGGTTAGTCAAGCTTGTTTCTCCTGTATGAGAAACCTGTCACTTGATAAAATCCATATTCCTGCTAAACCAAAATCATATGGAAATGATAGTGATATGGTTTGTTCTTATTGTAATACTGCAACTCCTCTTATAAGAGGCACAAATCATTTTGGTATTTTATATTGTTATCGAGATAAAGATAAGGCTGAAAAAGATATGAAAAATTGGTTGATTTTCAACAATTCGGTTCTTTCGTGTGATTTAAAATCTGAGTATCCAGATGTGTATAGGATACTGATAAATGGTATAAAACTGAGACGAAGCAATCAAATGATCGATTATAATTGGAAATTCGATAATAGTAAAAGAATCTACAAGGATCCAATTTTTGGTTGGATTTTGTATTTTTATAAATATGAAGGGGATTCTCAGTCTAATTCTATTGGAAACAAGATAACGAAGAAGATTTCCATATTAACATTATTGAATGATGATATTTATGGAATGTTTTTTAGAAACATGATTGATAAGCTTTATACTAGACTGGAGAATGGATTTTATAATGAATAAGAATTTATATTGTATTTCAATATAAATTTAATGAAAAGATATATAGTTTATCTATTGTAATAGAATACATTTATGAAATGGTCCATCAGTAGATTTTGACACTTGAAAAAGTATCGATTGAATTATCTGTAGATATAAACTGATCTTCAATTCAAAGTAAATTATAAAAGTTAAATACTTTTACAATTCAAAAATTAAATATAGAATTTATCTCCTTATAAAAGTATCGATTGAATTATCTGTAGATATAAACTGATCTTCAATTCAAAGTAAATTATAAAAGTTAAATACTTTTACAATTCAAAAATTAAATATAGAATTTATCTCCCTATAAAAGTACCGATTGATATGATAGAAGCAAATCAGTTTGAAGAACCCAAACATACAGGAGCAATTACCTGTTTCCATCTATGTTTATTATCAGTCCTATAGTCGTGTTTATCATTAAAGGACGACATTAAATTCAATTATAAATCATATTGATGTTCAATATGATTTGAATGTAGTAGTAGAGATCTTATAATTAATGAATAAATATAATTTTAGATATAATAAATGCGATTATGTAAGGATATCAAATTTAATCATCAAAACCAAGAGAGATTGTATGATTATATATTCGGTTCAAATTATGAACCATCGGATGTAAAAGTATTGTCTTCAGAAAAATTCGAAATTCATATTGAAAACAAAGGAGAAAAATCGTTTGATAATGTAAATTATTATCTATTCGATTACGAAAAAATTATTAGTAGTGGAAGTTACGGAACAGTATTAAAATTTGTGGATAAAAAAAAGAATGTTGCTTTAGCTTTGAAAATGACTAGGTCTAATGATGAGAATTTAATATCGGATAAACTGAACCAATCCGATTGTGGTATACTACGAGTTAAATACTCTGAAAAAGATTTTATAGGTTCAAATTTTGCCTATTTCATGGAGTTAGCAGATGGAGACCTTGAAGATTTTTTTTTAGCAAATCTTCAGAATATGAATGACAATCCAGCCTTGTTTCTAGATATATTTGAAACTATTAGAAAACAATTGATATGCCTATTTGAATTGGATAATCGATATGTTTATACTGACATGAAACCGAATAATGTTCTGTATAAATGTGATAAAAATAAAGAAATTAAGTTTTTTCTTGGAGACTTGGGTAGTGCGGTTTCTGATTATCAACGAGATTATATTGCAACTTATCCTCCTATCGGTTCAACATATGGGTTTTTTAAGTTGAATTCAGTATTAAAAAAAAAAGGTGCATTAGGATGGTCACTTGGTATTTTGATTCTTATCTCATCGTTATATTATTATAAAAAAAATAGAAGTGAAATACAAACTGGACTATCATATATAAATAATAGTTTACTTCATAATAATATTTTGTATCTTACAAAAAATGATATCGAACAGTTTAAATTGTCATTGAACTTATTTCAAAATAACATATACGATGATACCAAACGAAAAAAACCTGATTTTTTATTTAGTGACTATTTTGATAGTGATCCAGAAGTAAGAGGAAAGGCATTATATATGTCTCTTAAAATATCAAGTTCTCAAAAACCATCACCTTCACAACAAAGTATAACAAAATTAAGTTTATTACAGCTTCGATCTTTGGCGAAAAAGAAAGGACTGAAAGGATACTCAAAAATGAAGAAATCTGAACTTATTCAATATATCAAACATGGGGACTTAAAAACATCACCTTCGCAACAAAGTATTTCAAAATTAAGTTTGTTACAGCTTCAATCTTTAGCAAAAAAGAAAGGACTGAAAGGATACTCAAAAATGAAGAAATCTGAACTTATTCAATATATCAAACATGGGGACTTAAAACCATCACCTTCACAACAAAGTATAACAAAATTAACTTTGTTACAGCTTCAATCTTTAGCAAAAAAGAAAGGACTGAAAGGATACTCAAAAATGAAGAAATCTGAACTTATTCAATATATCAAGAGTATAATGTAACAGCTTTTGTATTTTCTGATAATTATGGCTTATAAAATAGATTTCCTATAGAAAAATGACAACTACCAACACTAAATCATTAACAACAAATATGAATAGCTTTATGAAAGTATTTTTATCGGGAACTGATATCTCGCTTGAATCATGGACTGCTCGTGATAATCAGAATCAACTACGAGCAATTCTTTCAGGTAAAGAGCTTAAGAAGCCTAAGAAAGATAAAAGTGATAAACCAAAGAAATCCAAGTCTGCTTATTTATTTTTCTGTGAAGATGAACGAAAGAAAATTACTTCGGAAAATCTAGACTTGAAGTCAGTTCAAGTTATCGTTCTCCTTGGTCAACGATGGAGAGACTTGAAAGCAAATAAGGCACGAGCATCAGAACTAGCTAAATATGAGAAACTGGCTCATTTAGACCATGACCGATATGCAAGTGAAAAGCAAAGTGTGAAAAAGAGTTCAAAAAAGCCAGATGGTAATAAGCATAAATCTACTTATCTTTTGTTTTGTGAGCAAAATCGACCTTTAGTAAAATCTGAACTTCCAAACTTGAAAGCAAAGGAAATTATTGTTGAACTCGCACGACGATGGAAACTACAAAAAGGAGAATAATTAAGAGTATATAGATAATGTTTTAAATTGTAATACAATTTAAAATATAATATAATTTTTTGAACTGATTTGTCATTTAATTATTGATTAACAAACTTTAATACATCTTCATTATTTCTTGCTATTTTAATCGGTCTCGATGGTTGATATATACACAATATTTTCTCAACTAGCTTTATTGTGTCTTCATTTGTACAATATAGTATATTAAAGTCGATTGATATCTTCAAATCATTATGTAACAAAATCAACTTGCTCACAATCTTAAGTATAGATGAAAAAGGTGGAAGATTCTCATTTAAAACCCAAAGAAAAATAAATTGATATTCAGCTTCTCTCATTATGCTTTGAAGTGTATTGAACGATTCTTCAATATGCAAATCTGTATTGCAATTCCAGTCTGAGTCACAACTTACTTTTAGGATAAAAGGCATTCGTTTTTTACAGAAAACAATCATTTATTATAACATTTTAAATTGTCATACAATTTAAAATATATTACGATTAAAATATTAACAGTTGTCGATTAAATCGACAATGTAGTCTTGAGATTTATGGATATCTTTAATCTTTTCCCGTATTTCCATCGTATTCTCAGACTCAGAGAGATTGGTATTTCGTTTAAATTTGCTATTGTATTCATAAAAGATGTATAGACACAATAAATTATCGAGTATAAAGAATATAGAATGATTTCCAATACAAAAGCAAATTGAGAAAAATAAGATAGAAATGACCTTGTATATGATTAAATTTGTAAAAAGTAATGATTTCATGTCAATGTATATTTTAGTCATTTTAGACTGTAACTGAGTATTCTCTTTATCGACAATTTTATAGAGCTTATCAACTTCAACAAAGTTTTTAAGCATTCCTTTAATATATGTTGCACTCCTTTCCATCTTGGCAGAATCTGTTTCTAACTCTTCAATCTGATTTTCAAGCTCATGAATACGATTATTAAGGTTCCTGTTCTCAGCTTGTAAAGTATCATTTTGAAGAATGATATATCTTCTTTCTGCCGTTACATCATTAAGTATAGTCGATTTAATCTCTTGATTGCCAAGATAGATATTGATAAGTTCATTTTTGCTTTCGGTTGACATTTGATATTTCTGATTTCGAAATGCTTCTATATTGAAATTCAATTTACAAAATTTGTAAATCTTTTTCACCTTTTGGAATTCTTCTATATGGACATTCTGGTAAATCTTTTTCACCATTCGGAATAGTATAATAAATATCTTTTGATATTCTAATTTTTGCACCTTTATTTTGAATTGCACTTAAATGATAATTCGCATGCTCTGCGATTTCTATAAAATCTTCATCTATTTTCAAGTTAGTTGAATCTATTCCATATGATAACATTTGTTGTTTTAAAAATTCAAGGGTTTGAGCTCTTTCTTCATCCGTAAAATATTTTTTGATGTTCTCATAGTAACCATCGTACACACAGTCTCTAAAGATAGATGTTCTATATATTCCGAAACCATTAAAAGCTGAAAAGCAGTCTAATAATTCATTATTTTTAAGTTCTGATAATTTCTGTTCAATATCATGATTCATAGTTGAAACTACATCACCTGACATATCTCCAAATCCCCAACAGTGATGTCTATACTTTCCATAAAGTAAAGCCCAAATATCATAGTAGTAATATCGGTTGAATGTTAAGCAATCCCAATCGCTACGGTTTAAGTATGGTAGGATAACATCAAGATTCCAAGGATAAATATTTACATCATCCGGGTCTATAACAATATGAAAATCTACTTTTTCAATCATATTTAAAGCTTTAACGAATCTGTTTCTTGCATTAGCAATTCGAACTGTTCTATATGGGCTATCATTCCCTATATTATTAATAAGAGTAACATTATAGCTTGATTTCTTCCTGTATTCTTCTAATAGTTCAGCAGAGTTATCAGAACAATTATCGTATACAAAAATACACTGAAACATTCTGAAGCACTTTCCGAGTCTATCGATATTATTAAATATACTCTTTAAGTATTTCCCACAATTTCGAACACACATACATAATACTACATTATAATCCAATATTTCATATTGATGTTCAATTGAATTTGTATAGTTGTTAATTGAAGTTGTTTTTCTCGTTAACAATAGAATAGTTATTATTAAGATTCCGATAAGAATTAAAGAAACGAATACTATAATGAGTTTACCAGATATAGGCATTTATTATACTCTAAATCTAATTTAAATTCATCGATTTAATTGATAATATACATATGGAATATACAAATTTACAAGAGAACATTAAGGGTAAACTACAAGACATACCTTTATCCGACTATGATTTTACAGATGTAACAGTTTTCCCTTTTCAAGGTGAAAATGGAATTGCGGGAACTATAGTTTATCCAAACGGAAAAATAGTATTCAAGTATTCAAAATACAATAACTACACAATAAGGCATGAATATAAAATATATCAAAATCTAAACTGTTTACAGGTTTACTGTCCTCACTTTAGTAGATCATATGGTTTGGTACAAAAGAATACCGATAAAAAAACAAAGACTGCAAATCCCTTTAATATCGAACCAAATACATATGGTATCAAAAACGATATACTACTTATTGAATATTATAATAAGCCTAAATTCAACCAATATTTATTAAATCCAAATGTATCAGAAAAGATAATTTTTTCAACTATAAAGCAGGTTCTTTTATCTCTATCTTTTGCTCAAAAGAAAATACGATTTACTCATTATGATTTACACTCTAGTAACATCTTTATGGACCGTTGTAAATCAAATCTCGTATTCTTATATGTTATAGATGAATTCAATCAATTCTATGTTGCTCCAAGGGGGCATTACCCTGTTATCTTTGATTACGGTCTATCGTATTCAACTGGAATAGATAATACCAGTATGGATTGTGTATTGACTCATACGGAAACAGGTCATACATCAAATGTATTTGATTGGGTTTGCGATGCAAAAACATTTCTCGTTTCAGCTTCTAAAACCCTCTTAATTTCAAGAGATTCAAAAAAAGCAAAAAGATTCCGTAAGTTAATAAAAAGGATATTTTCTCCTTTACCTTTAGACTTTGAAACCGGTTGGTTGAAATCAGCTGAAAAATCAGCTGCAGATACTGTCGTTCGGTTGTTTGATAAATTTAATAAGAAAAAATCAGAACTATTCAGAGCCAGAACATACGAGTGTTTAGACATAATACAATCTCTTATCATATTACCTCTCGCTATTCAAGATTACACTGATTTCAAGTTGAATTTCAATTCATTCTTAACCGAATGGATTAAGATTGAAAACGAGTTCATTTGCAAACCGTACATGCTATCGATTCTAAAATCAATAGTTAATACGGCAATGCAGGTTAGAATGCTATATTTTGAAGACGAATCACGAGCAATTTCAGTTCAAAAATTTAAAGAAGCAGTCTATGAATCAATTGCTTCTATGTCTAAATTTTGCAGACCTAAAAACATAAATTTTGAACTGATGCTAGGTTCACTTTTGATGTTATCAAGCAATATCGAAGGTTTATTTTATGAAATCTCAAATAAAATAGAACAAAATAAAAGTGAACTGTATTCAAGGTTAATGTTCAGTTCGGTTGAACAAATATTTGCATGTATAGATGTGATATTTCAAGATGATTTTGTGTTTAAAAATAGTACGGAAATAATAGTTTTTGATTCAATAAAAGAAACAACTCAAAAGTTTAATTTGAGTATAGAACAAACCGATTGTATCAATAATTTATCTAACCTTGTAAAAGGAACTTATATATACGATTTATATAAAAGTTCAATGTAATCTTTGTAGTTTAATAAATCTCATTGTAAGATTTATTATACTTGAGAATTAGTTTCTATATTTTTCGAAACATTTAAAACTACAAAAGCAGATGGTTTTATATTGATCACCATCTTTAATTTTTGTTTTTAAACTTAGGTCTGATTTTGAACCACATGTTTCGCAAATACAACTATTTCTTTTAGGAGAATCTATTGCATCACTTTTTGTTTCACTTGTTGCATCACTTGTTGCCTCACTTGTTGCCTCACTTGTTACATCACGAAATAACTCTTCATCAACATTTAAACTTTTCAGGGACAAAACAAACTCATTATATAATTCTTCTATATTAAACTGTTCTCCAACTTCTTCTTTCGTCTCACTTACAGCTATACCAACTGGAATATCGATGTCGTATTCTGTATCATATATTTTTTCTATATGTTTAGCTAATTTACTAGGTAATAGACTCAAATCAACCTGCTTTATGTTTAGATATTTACGACCATTATCGTAGTATCCAAATATATTGTAGTCAGTATTATCTGAATCAGACAGAATAACAATATCAGATATACTTAAATGAATGTTCTTTATTTTAGCGGATGTATTCACGATCGCATGTAGTTTGATTTTAAAGTTTTTAAAGAATATTTCAAGCTGTTTTTTAATTATTTTCTTTACCAGATTTCTACTCTCAGAATTTGAATCATCATCAAACTCGAACAATTCAGGAAGGAAATCAGATTTCTTAGCATAAGCTAATCCTTTGAGCTTAAATATGCCTTTTTGAATTCTATCTTTATATAAGCTTGCAACTCGGTTGTTTTGGTTACGAATAAAGAATTGGTTAACATAATAGAATATGATTTTACCAAGCTTTTGAACAAAAGGTTCAAAAGAATCGTATTTCTCAAGAAGACCAATTAGTATATCATCTATATCGGATGAAGATAATTGAAGATTGGTCTTCAGCTCGATTTTTGCTAAGTCAACCATTTCACCTGTTATGCCTTTAATTTTATCTAGACTTTGATAAAAATCCGTATTAGAAGACATGATTGGTAGTCTGTTTAAAGGTCTTTGAAATTTGTATAGATTATATCCAGTAGCAAGGGGGATAACATTACCATCTTCATCAAGCATTAATGGCAAATGTCTTATGTTTTTGCCAGTTTCTTCTTGAACTTTAGCAGGTTCTTCAACTGTATCAGGTTCTTGGTCAAGTGTACCTGCTTTAAACCTCATATAAAATTCATCATAATACATACTGTTATCAAGATACTTTTGAGCAAAGTATCTTTTCTCACTTTTTTCAAGTTCATTAAATGAATCAATCATATCTACAATCTGTTTTGAAGCTCCTTTTTTCACTTTTTCAGATTTTTCTGAATACTTCATAGGATTTGCGATATACTCTTGTAATAAACCTCTCATGACTTCATCAAATTTTCCATAAGTAAATAAATTATCAATATATTTAGGTTTGAATACATTATCAAAAAATTCTTTAAAATTTAAAGCTTGATTCAAGTATAGCTGAGAAAATTTAACATAAAGAGTATCTGGGACCTCGTTTAAGAAACGGGTAAAGAAAGACCGTCTGCCTTTCCAAATAGGTTTAGAATTTGTAAAACGAGTCAGTTCACTTTTAAACTGTTCTGTATCATTCGCATCATTGTCTTGAAAAAAACTTCTAACAGCTTTATCTTCCGAATCAATGTTTTGTAGTGCTGATATCTTCGGAGCCGATTGTTGCATTTTTTTACCCTGCATTTTGCTTTCACCATCTCCCATTAGTTTCTTAACATCAGCTTGTTGCTGGAGTTTCATTATCTTGTTAAGTTGAGTTTGTGTTGCCATTTTATTATATACCAATTAAATTTAAATTTAACTTTATTTGTACTCATAAAGATTGTAAAATTAAATTGGAATACAGTATTGAAAATACATTTTCAATTAATAATCACAACTGAATATTATCAGAAAATTAAAAGAGGATATCAAAAGATGATATCAGATCGTTACTTACTATCAATAAAACCTATCTAGAAATTCAGTTTAAACTGAACTGTAATTTTAAATTTTATAAAATTTAAAATTTGAACTAAATTCCAGTTGAACCAAAACCACCAATGCCTCGTCTTGTAGTTCCAAGTTCTTCTATTGAATCAACCATAAAGATGGTATAAATTTGAGTCAAATCAGGTGCACATACTTGTAACAATCTTGAATATCGAGGGATTGTATGCGGTACGACTACATCAAAAAATCCAGCTATATGTCCTCTATATCCAGAGTCTATAATACCAACTGAATTAGTGAGACGAAGACCACTTTTGTACAAACTTGAGCGAGGATACAGATAATACCCACATGGATATTCTGTTTCAAACGAATTTGTTCTGTACATTGCCATAGCAATTTTCATATCAATTTTAATTGGTTCTCCGTTTGTAATAGTAGTTGTAATATCATCGGGAACTAATAGATCAAAACCAGAGTCTCCGTATCTTCTATGTTCAGCGAGTTTATCTTTGTGTGCAAAGATATGTTCTTCGTACATCCTTTTAAGAATAGGATCTTCGATATAAATTTTTAATAGATAATGATTTGACATTTTTTGTATATACTCGTTTTTTTAAATTGTAATTCAGTTTAAATTTCTAAACTAAAATGATAAATTTCTTTTTTATCTTTATAATATTAGAATATGTTCCGTAAAGCTTTTAAATATATCTGCAGAACTGAACTTCAGTTCAAAGAGAATAACGAACAATTAATAAAGAGAATCAAACTCAAACATGTATTAGACAGTCTAAATATAAACCATAAAACTGAAATACTGAAACAACACAACTTAAAGGATGCCCATATTTATTGCAAAATTAACAAACTTTCAGGTCAACTTTCAGGTCCATTAATTGAAAACTACATCAAAACGAAATATAAGATGATTAAAAACGAACCTTCAAAATGTATTGGAGATTTAAATTGTAACAAGACTAACTTTGAAATTAAAATTTCAAATGGTGGTAAGGATAAAAAATTCAATTATGTTCAGTTGAGAATGAACCATAGTTGTGACTACATTTTTACATCTTATTATTTGAACTATACCAATCTGAATGATAACGGTGAGTTGTTTATTTTCAGAATGAATAAGGATGATATAAAAAAACTAATATTAAAGTATGGTGGTTATGCTCATGGAACTATTAAGAAACTCGGACAAATATGCAAAAATGACTTGGATAATACTGATAATATTAAAGAGTATGCATTACGACCTAAGTACGGAGATAAATGCTGGGATGAATTACTTCAATATAGAATATCCGATATTGATGTCAATATCTAATCTCTGTTTATCCAACAGACAATGGCTATATATAATACGGTAAATGTTCCACAACCAAAGTATTTTGTCCATTTTATATTATCCTTATCTGAACAAAGTAAACTAGAGTGTAGAATGAAATTGTTGTTTACATTTTTAAACTTATTGTCGCAGTTAGCTTCCTGACAAGACATATGTATACACATCATCAATATAATAATCAATATCAAACTGAAAACTCGTATGTTCATATTATGTTTTGAATTGATATATGATATATACAATATGATCAGGAAGACAGTCCAATCTTTAAAATGGTCGTACATATCTCCAATCATTGATGTCATATCATATTTTCTGGCATAGTGACCGTCAAAACAGTCGAAAAAGTATGATACAAAATAGAAAAATGCAAATAGAGCGAGTTTCTTATGGTAGAGGAAATAGCAGGAAATCATTCCGGTTAGGAGAGAATAGGTTGTAATCATGTTTGGAGTATATCCCATACTGTAGAAGTAAGGGCATAAACAATCTGCAAATTGAATTAATACATTATCAATTGGATTATCAATATCATTCGGTATCTTTTTCATTTATTATAGTATTTTTATTCTATTTTGATAATTAAACAAAGATTAAGTCATAGGATTCTCCAAATTAAAACAAACGATAAAATATTTTCTTTTGAATTCATTTCCAATTCAAAAGTTCATTATTGTTTTATTATCTTCCTAATAAGAATAGGTAATATTAATACGAAATAGTGAAATAAAATGACCTGAACATCATTTAGATTTTTAGACAAAATTATATCAGGTAAAGATATAAGCAGGAAGACCAGAGTTACTACCTTTATATCTATACCCTTTAGCATGCATAATATACCAATAATAAAAAAGATAGTTGGAAACATGTTTATATTGAAATTACCTATCCTAACACCCGATACGGTAAAAAGATATTGAGCTTTGAATAGTTTATCTACATATATTTTATTCAATATTGAAGTTGCAATCAATGGGTAATTTGAACTTACATTTTCAGACTGATTATCATCTGTAGATGTTTGATATGCTATTCTTGGTGTGGTTACATATGATTCTATTTCGTTATCAAGAACCAAGTTTTGGATACAGATATCAATATGATTATTTACTTTACCGTCAAGTTGATTTAGCAGTTTAGTTGCACCTTTTCTCGATAAGATATAAGCATGAGCACATAAAGCGAGAGATGGGATACTAATATTTTCTGTTATTTTCTGTGATTTCTTAAATGTTTTTGGTAGAAATGTCCATCTGGAAAACAGTTTGATTATATTGATTTTCTGTTCCTCATCGCAACCTGCACAACCAAGATAAAGTATATCATAATCTTTAGGAACATCTTGCAGAGCAAGTTTCAACTTCTCAATAAAGTTATCTTCAAGGACAACATCATCTTCGAAGATGATTGTATACTCATCACTTGTTTCCAAGAACATCTTCCATGTATTCATATGGGATATGGCACAGCCAATAGCACTTTTAGGACCGAATGTTTTATATCGACTTGAGACTCGTTTCACTATCTCTTCGTCTGGCATTGTTTTCCCGTTAACACCTTTTACCAATACGGTTTCAATTCCAAATGACTTTAAGTATTCTATCTTTTCAGTTGCATCATTTAGACTAATCATATAGGCTTTCATTATTTATTATAAAGCATATATGAAATAATCGAGGAGATTAATAATATGTATCTATCGATATGTATATTTTGAATTGAAAAGCAATTTACTTTTCATTTCTTAAAGTATATTATACTTTGAATTAGTTTCCAATTCAAAAGTTAAATTTTTTACCTCTTACAATGATCTTCTTAAGAAGAATAGGTAAGATCAATGCAAAATAGTTAAATAATATAACCTGAACATCATATAGGTTTTTAGATAGAACTATATCAGGTGAAGATATAAGAAGGAAGACAATAGTCATTATCCTTACATCGATACCTTTCAACATGCATAATATACCAATAATAAAAAACATTATAGTAAATGCATTGACATTGAAGTTGCCTATTCTAAAAACAGAAACTGAAAAAAGATACTGTGCCTTATACAGTTTATCTACATATATTTTATTCAATACTGAAGTTACGATCAATGGGTAATTTGAACTTACATTTTCAGATTGATTATCATCTGTAGATGTTTGATATGCTATTCTTGGTGTTACTGCATATGATTCTATCTGATTATCAAGAACTAAGTTTTGAATACATATATCGATATGGTGATGCAGTTTGCCATCAAGATTTTTTAATAGCTTAGTTGCACCCTTACGAGATACAATATAAGCATGTGTAGCAAAAGCTGCTGATGGAATACTAATATGATCAGTTATTTTCCTAGGTGGATTAAATGTCTTTGGAGACATCCAAAAAGTTGCCATAAATTTGATGGTATTAAATTTTTGTTCATCATCACAACCTGTACATCCAATGTAAAGTATATCATAATCTTTAGGAACATCTTGTAGAGCAAGTTTCAACTTCTCATTAAAGTTATCTTCAAGGACAACATCATCTTCGAAGATGATCGCATACTCATCACTTGTTTCCAAGAACATCTTCCATGTATTCATATGGGATATAGCACAACCAATAGCACTTTTAGGACCGAATGTTTTATATGTATTTGAAACTCGTTTCACTATCTCTTCCATTGGGATTGTTTTACCATTAACACCTTTGACCAACACGGTTTCAATTCCAAATGACTTTAAATAATCTATCTTTTCTGTAGAATCATTTAGACTAATCATGTAAGCCTTCATATTTATTATATATGGAAAAATCTCTAATAATAAATGTTAAGTAAATTGATTGAATGGTTTGCAAAAATAAAAAAATACAGTTTTAAAAATAAACAGAGATGTCAATTTTTTTATTGGAATCAACAACAATGTTCATTACCATGCAATAGACTAAACTATTGTAAGTATCATCTTTTAAATGGAATAGCAGTCCAGTTTATTGTATACTTTAATAAGACAAGACTTTTACTATCTTGTGATGTGCCTACAACAGAGTATATAGTGATTGACCCATCTGTTATTGATAAATGGAAAGCGGGTTCTGAGTTAAGGTTAAACATATTGTACAGATTAATTAATTGTATAATAAATAAATTTACAACTTCATTTCAGTTTAAATAGTTAGATAAATAATATAATAATATAAAATGGAAAACACTGAATCTGACTTATATAGATTGCTTTCAGAGCATTGTTATAATAAGTATAAAACGATTGTCGATAAGACAAATAACAACGGAGGAAACTATTCAATCATCTTTAGACACTTATCAAAAATCGATAATATTCAAGTCATATCAACCTTAAAAATACCTTGCTCAACTCATTGTTCTCATATGGTTTTTGAGACGAGAGACAAGTTACCTCCTTATAAAAATCTGTATACATATACATGTGCTTTTGATGTTGAAAGTAACAATAAAGAGTTCGTGCAAGACGATATATGTCATATGCTAAAAAGCATTTTCCAAGTTGTTACTACACTGAAATTTGATAAAGTATCCGGTAGTTTACAGGAGTATATTGAACCGTTTGGTAATCAGTTTGTTGACGGAAAAGAATGCTCTGTATGCTACGAGTTAACAATGACCAAGACTGTTATATGCGACCATCCAATATGCAGGCACTGTTTTCAACATTTGAGACAGAAGTTCGTTTGTCCTATTTGCAGAACAAAAACTCGAATTGATGAAGATTCTGATGCTGATCAAGAATCTGATTCAGAGTCAGAATAATTAAGTTGTTATTCAAATTGAATAATAACTACAAACACATATCATACCATGAACAATCGATATCATCATTTAACAATTGAAAATTGAACTGATATTTCAGTTCTTTTTCAAAACAAATATTCTCACATGTTTTATATCCAAATAGTTGTTTCCAGGCTTCTGCATCACGATTTTCAATTATTGATAAAATGTAATCACATGGATTTGAAATCCAATTGGAACTTAATTCATATATTGAAATTATTAATTCTTCATCATTCCAACTTTGTAAAATTTTGAAGTTGCTTCCAGTTGGATTATCGAAACGGATAAGGATAAAAGTATGCCAAGGTACATAATATCCTTCGAAAATATTAGCGAACAGGCTTACAATTGACACTGATTTATTCGGAACATCAATTGTTTTATTAATCGTTTTTGAAGGTGAAATCAGTTCAAATTTTTTGATATATGAATCTAATCTTTCCCTTTTAGGAACAGATTCATTTAACTCATTGATATTGTTAGTCATGCTTGCGAAGATATAAAAACTAACACCACGACATCCCATCGTTTTATCACTGTTATAATCATTACGAGTATACTTTTTCCCGTATTTATCATGGACGAATCTTGAAGGTTGAAATCCAGTTGGATTTAATAATTGATATAGATTTTCATTGAATTTATTAAACTGAGTCATTTCTCTATTTTATCAGTTGAATCCAAGTGATAAATCAATTTAACTAATAAACTCGTTTCGATGGGTCTTTTCGTTTTTTTGCACATCTCCTATTGATTTCAGACGGAGATAACTCTTTAGCTGTTTTTGGTGTTTTTGGTGTTATTTTATTGTATGGTCTGCAATATGGATACTCACGAATCCATATATCTAAAGGTTTATTTTTTGAACGACCACATGTGACAATTCTGGGTAATTCACAAACATTAATCCATTTCTCGGCATACCACCTTGATAATCCAGTCGTCTTAGGTTTTTTCCCACTATAAGTACCTCCTCTTTTCTTGTATTCTTTGACTAACCATCCATTTGCATATGCACTTGGATAAACCTTGAACCTTCTTTTAGCTTCATCTTTCACTTTTTCATACAGACTCTTGTTAATAGGAATCGGTTTACTCATTTATTATAATAGATATTTTTTTTGAGTTTAGCTTGTTCTGATACTGGATATAATTAAGTCTCTATCTACAGGTCTAGTGTAGTTAGTATTACGAGTAAAATAATCTAAGATAAAATATCCTGCTAAAATCTTTGATAAATTACTGGATTTAGTTGATTTATCTATTAAAAATGCAATATATGACATATCTTTTGGTATAGCATAATCATTCAGTTTTGATTTGAAACTTGGACTGATTTCAAATGTTCTATGAACAAAACCCTGACTCATTCGTTTTCCTCCTGTAAAAATTCGAATAGCATCCTGAGTATCGCTCATAAATTCTAATGGTGGAACAACACTTGATCCGTAGAATCTTAAATCATTTGAATCGTAAATAATAAAATCTTTTTGAGACTGATTTAAAACTGGAATATTTATTAGTTGTTTTTTCTTGGTTTCAAAGTATGTATTGTTGACATATGTTGTTGTTGGAGGTTGGTCCCATTGAATAACTGCTGATTGAACTTGATTTTTTCCTGCTTTAAGAAAAGGGGTATTTAAAGGTTCTAACCTATCATCTCTTATTACGAATAACCTAGTGCCTAAATCCTCACGAGCAATCACTTTTTGTTCTTTAAATTGAGGGAAAAAAATCTGGGAAACTCCGAAGTCATTAACAACGAAGAGTTTTCCATAATTTGGAACATAAAAATCTCTACCATAGATTGTATATTTCCAGTATCCTCCACGATTAACATTATAGATAAGAATATTTTCAGCTTTAATGTCATTGTTCATTATTCCATAATGATACTGAAGAGCATGAAGACCAGCCATAATTTGGAATATAGCTGAATCGAGTTCATTTTCTGGTGGATTCGTTCTAAGCCAACCTACCATATCTCCTGCAGTTGCTATTTCACTTATAGAAAAAGTACATTTAGAAACTTTCCCAACTATCGTTTTTGATTTAAAATTGCATTTATCGCAGTAATAGGTGTCGAATAATATCGGTAAGTTTTGGGCAATAGAATTAAGCACTAATCTATTAATCAATTTAGCAATATGATTTTCATCTGTTGTTCCTTTCATTATTTTAGCCATCTTGAGAGCGAATGGGAAACGACCATATATGCTTGATTTATCAACTAAACTACATATTGATACTTCTCCAAATGAACCTGAACCGAGTATTTTAACGATATTAATATATCTGGTTAATAATTCTCTGCATTGATTACCTTGTTTCACATCTTTGATTGTTGAAAGGACTTTCGACATATTTCTAGCTACATGTCTTCGCAGTCTTACATTCAGGTATATATCTTCTAATTTTAAATTAGACAGTATATTGATTGCTAATTCTTTGTTACCGATACTACGATTCAATAAATAACCAGCTACATTAATCAGTTTGTTTTTGGTTGGAACAGATAAAGCATCGACCAGGTCAACTTGACCTTTACTAATTCGTTCTAAAATCCCAGATTCTTTTGATTCCATCATTTATTAATAGATAAATTGAAATTGATTTTTATAGTTAAAAATTGATATTAAACAAAATGTCAATTATCAGTAGAATATTTGGTTATGAGACTAAGACTGAAAATCAGTCTATTGTAAAAGAAGAATATAAATATGAAAATCAAGTTGAAAATCAACTTGAAATAATAAAAGAAGAATCTGATTCCGAAGGAGAAAATCAAACCGATATCTTAGGGAATTTGATATTTGAAAATGCTCATATTAAACTTTATGTCACACGAGCTAAAAAATTTGTAACTACAGTTAAAGTTTGGATTGGACAACGACCTCTTAATAGAGATCATGTTATGAAGTTAGCAAAAGAGTTTACGAAACAAGGTCATGTCATGGGAACATTTAAGGTTGTTCGTTCTGAAGACGGAAAAATACAACTTCTCGATGGTCAACATAGAGTAAGTGCGATTAATGAAATATTGAAATTACAACCAGAATTCAACTGTGACTTAATAATCGAGTTATACGAAACAGATAGATTGGAAAGCAATTCAACTTTAAAATTATTTGAAAAAGCAAACAATGTTCTTAATGTTAAACCAGAGGATATATCACATAAGAGTGCTCTATCTGTTGTTGATAAATTATCATCTCAATTCAAGTTGGTTTTTAAAGATGTAGAAGAGGGGAAGAGATGCATAAGACCATATATCGACAAGAGAAAACTGTTTGAGAAATTGAAAAAAGCATTTGAGGATCATGATATAGATGAGGATAGTTTGTATAGACAAATAATGGAAAGAAATGAGTATAATAAGAAAAATCTACAGGATGTAGCAGACTTAGCTCGTTCATCTATTGATAAGTGCAAAGTATCTGGATGTTATTTAGGCTTAGAAAAATACTGGATGGAAGAAATATTATCAATATATAATTAAACTGTAAATATTTATTATATAACTAATCGACCATATGTCATTTGAAACTTTAGAATTTTATATTGGATACCAATATAAAACTTTATTATTTATTATTCTTATTTATTGTTGTTTGATGAGATTGTCAATTAGATACTGTAAACACTCAATATGTTCATGTGTATCTTGATTTTCAACAAGTCTCATAGCAGTTTGTTTCAAAGGACATTGAACTGCACATAGGTTGACTCAAGAGTTCAGATTATAATATGACTAGGAATATTTATAAGAGAAAGACCACATCAAGAAAAAGAACATGTTGTAAAGTAATCTATTAGCAAGCCTGTTATTGAACTTAAGAATATTACAAAATATTTAGCTTGTAAACAATCTTCAAACATTAAATTGAAAAAAAATAAGAAATCACATTTATGATTAGAACTATTGAATATGTCCTCTATTGAACGAAAAATTGATATGATTAAGCATCTTCCTATTAGACCAATCCTTTCTGAACCATATTCCATAATGACAGAAAAATTATTAGATCCAACTGTTTCTACAATGTTAATCCAAGCATTTTGCGGTCTTGGCAAATCAAGACTCATGTACAATATCATTTTTGATTATTTATCAGACTTAACAGTTTTTGTATTTCCCTATATCAACCTACTTAAACAATTTAATAGCGACTATATTCACAATTGCGGATTGAACTCCAATAATGATTTTTCTATCCTTTCTATATGCTCCATCGATGAAAGTCAAGCTTTGATATCAGCAACAACCGATAAAAACAAGATTAAACGAGCCCTAAATTCAAAGAGAAGAAAGATAATATTGGTTACATATCAATCTCTAGAAACATTATATGATTGTCTAATTGTCCGTAAAAAGAAGATTGATTTATGCATTTTTGATGAAGCTCATCATTCTGTCAGTCCTATATATAAACGATTAATTTATATTGATACACAATATGAAAAAGCATTATTTTTTACTGCTACACCAAGAAATTCTAACGGTATCATAATGCATGACGGGACTACCGATTCTCATTGTGGTGAAAGAATTGCTAATGCAACATATATCGACGGATTAAATTCAGATGCTCTAAACGAGTTCCAAATCATAGGAAATATAACAAATAATGTTCAAGAGGAAATGAAACTGAAAATCGTCCGTATTTACGAGATTATGATTAGGAACATATTAAGTACTGAAAACAATCGAGTCCTAACATTTCATACTTATGCCAATTCAAAACAATCTGAAGAACTTGAATGTGAACTTGAATTTGATTGTGACTCTCAAGAAGATGATGAAACGAAGGAAGAGACTATCCTTCAAGAAAGTAAAGGTGAAATCACATCTGAATATGAATACAATTTCAAAACGAATGTACAAGATTTTGTTAACGACGAATTATTCAAAGAGACATTTAACAGAATGATAAATAATGAGTTCCCAAGCCTGAAAAACAAATACAAAAAGATTACTTTTAAACCAATGACAAGTAATACTCCTATTTCCGAAAGAGATAAAATTCTTAATGCATTAGATAAAACAAAAGAGAATGAAATATATATTATTTCAAGCTGTAAAACAATCGGAGAAGGTGTTGATACAAAGAATGCAAACCATATTGTATTCGTAGATTCAAAATCATCTTATATTGACATTATTCAAAACATTGGTCGTGGAGTTAGAAAGACTGAGAGAACGATGAGACCAACAACCATCACTATACCTTCATTTATCGACTATGAACGATACCGAAATACAGATTCTGATACACAAGAAAAACGAGACCAGATTGTAAGAGAAGGGATATATAAATATGGGGATTTCTCTGGCATAATGAATGTGCTATCTGCTATTCAACAAGAAGATGAAGAATATTATAAAATGTGTCTAATTTATCCTAACAAACACTTCAAAAGCGAGATTGAAAGGAACCTGAAAGCAAAAGGAAAAACAATGGTGAATAAACAAAATATTGAAACCATAGTTGGAATTCAAAGGGAAGAAAAAGAATCGGATGAACAATATTTAGAAAGAGTTGCGGAAGAAAAGCAAGGGAGAATTGAATTACATACAAATGACATGAATAACGAAGGAGAAAACAATATCGTATATTTTGGTACTGAAGATCATCCTATAATCCATTCTATCTATAAAGATGATAATCAAGACACTAATAACTATTACGAGATTACTGATGATGATATAGACGAAAAACAGACTAAAAGTAAACCTTGTAAACGACGAAATTTATGTTTGAAAATTAAACATAACGATGATTTTAAGATGCTTTGGAGTATAGAAAATGAAGATTCGATTGATAAAGGGATTAGCAGTTGTGTTTTGAACTGTAATATATCAGGAAGTTATCTTATTGATAAATGGAAATCAACTTTGATTCAGAGCAAAAAATTCATTTCTGAATATGGGAGATTACCAAGTAACAAAACTGATAAAGATAATGAAAAATATAAAAAAATAGGAACCTGGGTTGAACATCAAAAAACAAATTATTCTTCAATTGTAAATGAAAGACGAAATTCAATGAAAAATCCTGAAATAGCAAAATTATGGGAAGAATTTAGGATTGAAAATGAACGGTTATTTAAAACTGACTTTGAATTGTATTTAGATAATTTAAATGAAACTAAAAAATTCATTTCTGAATATGGGAGATTACCAAGTTCAGATACTGATAAAGATAATGAAAAATATAAAAAATTAGGAAAGTGGATTCAACATCAAAAAGCAAATTATTCTTCAATTGTAAATGAAAGAAAATATTCGATGAAAAATCCTGAAATAGCAAAATTATGGGAAGAATTTAGGATTGAAAATGAACGGTTATTTAAAACTGACTTTGAATTGTATTTAGATAATTTAAATGAAACTAAACAATTCATTTCTGAATATGGGAGATTACCAAGTCCAGCAACTGATAAAGATAATGAAAAATATAAAAAATTAGGAAACTGGATTCAAACTCAAAAAGCAAATTATTCTTCAATTGTAAATGAAAGAATAAAATCGATGAAAAATCCTGAAATAGCAAAATTATGGGAAGAATTTATAATTGAAAATGAACGGTTATTTAAAACTGACTTTGAATTGTATTTAGATAATTTAAATGAAACTAAACAATTCATTTCTGAATATGGGAGATTACCAAGTCCAGCAACTGATAAAGATAATGAAAAATATAAAAAATTAGGAAAGTGGGTTGAACATCAAAAAACAAATTATTCTCCGATTGTAAATGAAAGAATAAAATCGATGAAAAATCCGGAAATAGTAAAATTATGGGAAGAATTTATGAGTGAAAATGAAGAGTTATTTAAAACTTATGCAAAATATAAGCCTGTTCAAGACTCAAAACAAGAGGAAACTAAATCAGAAATTAAATTAAATCAAACTGAAACAATAGATAAATCTTCGACTTGTGAACAGATTACAATAAGAGGTTCAAGATGTAAGAATCAAATTAAAAATACAACATCCTGTGGTAAAAAGTTATGTACAATTCATTATAATAAATCAAAGAATGAGTCAAAGAATGAGTCAAAAGAAAAAACTGTTAAGCCTTCTCCAAAAAGTACAATGAAAAAGATAAAAACAGAATCAAAACAAACTGATAATGAATCTAAAAGTTCAAGACAAAAATCAGAATATGAAAAGATATCCAATCGAATGTCAGTTCAAAAGTCAACAACAACGAATGAACTATTTGCTTCTGATAATGACCAATGGGAGAAATATCATTCCTATAGAGATTTTAGTTTTCAAGGGTATCCACAAGATGATATACCAGTGAACAAAATCATTAATCATCTAAATGAAAAGTCTAAATATAAACTGAAAATATTAGATTTAGGTTGTGGTAGAAATTTGATAAAAGATAAGTTCAAAAGCAATCCAAAGTTCAATATTATCGGGTATGATCATATTTCATATAATGGTTCGATAGCGGTTGATATATCAAAGTTACCGGATGAAGATGAGTCTATCGATATATGTATCTTTAGTCAGTCTCTTATGGGTTCAAATTGGAGAGAATATTTAATAGATGCACAACGAGTCTTAAAGTATAACGGAGAGATGATAATTTCAGAATCTATTGATAGGATAGATGATATAAAAGCAGTATTAAATGAGATTGGAATGACAATTATAATGGAGAACAGAGTTCAGAATGGTGACATGTTTGGACGATGGTTTTATATATATGCGATTCGCCGATAGACTGCTTTATCGTTCAACTTAATAGAATTGTAATACATATTGTATTATAACTCAAAATAAATCATAAATGACGGTTTCTCTTATGTTACAATTGATTTCCAGTTTAAATTTTCATATCCCATTTGGTCCTTCTATAAATTCTCAATAAATAAATTTATGAGTCATTTGATTCTATTTATTTGTTCTGGTAATAGGATGTTATTTATGTTAGAAATCTTATCAATATATAATTAAACGGAAACTGTATAGCACTTATTGACCATATGTCATTTGAAACTTTAGAATTTTATATTGGTATCCAATATAAAACTTTATTATTATTTCACCCTACCCCTTATTTATTGTTCACTTATCATACTCTCATTTATTGTTGTTCAACGAGATTTTCAATTAGATACTGTAAACACTCGATATGTTCAGGTGTATCTTGATTTTCAACAACTCTCATAACAGTTTGATTCCAAGGACAACCCCGTTGAACAAGAAACTTCAATGCTCTCAGATTACCGTACTTCCCAGCTTTATACATATGTCGAACTGTCATCGGAGACCCATAATCACAAAGTAGTCTCATTATATCAATATTGTCTTCTTTAATCGATTTCGTAAATGCTTTATCATTACAAGGACATTTGAACTGAATTAACAACTTCACTGCTTGCAAATTGTTAAATTCACAAGCTTCAGTCATATTATCCGCACATAGTTTGACTCCAGAGTTCAGAGTATATAATAAGTAATCTTCTGAAGATACATTCTCTATAATAGCTGATAATGTATTAGTATCAATAGGAGAACCATTCTGGTGAAGCCATATAAAGCACCCCATATGATTCCCTTCTATATCGAAAGGAACATTACTCGTGTGTAGTATACGAAAACCCATATTTTTCAGTTCAGTCATAGCTTGAATCTTTCTGTAAACATCCAGTTCACTTTGAATCACTTCAAAATAAATATCAGAAGACAGTAATATATCTATTTCTTCTTCATCATAGAATAATGATAGACAAAACTCGATACAATCAGTATAACCTCTTGATGCAAATTTTTGCATCATAGGAAATACAAACAATGAGTTCAATCTCTCAACTCCCGATAACATGCCGAGTTTTTCCCAAAGGTCTTCGTTGATTGGAAACATGCTCTTTGTATCTTCATAGTTGTTTCCAACAAAAACATACTGGAAAACAGAACGAGGAATCTCGTCAATAGACCAGAAAAGGCATGCTTGAATCACATTCCTAAAATCTGCTTCATTTTCAATTTTCGAACTCGACACGACGAAATCCGAATTGACCTGAAATTCACCTTCACCTTCTTCAAAGTTCCGGTAAAGTTCAGAGTGATGAATCCACTCAGGAACATCATCAATAGTCATAGTCATAGTATTATATTCATTCTTATATTCCATGATACCTGATTATCATTGGTATCGTGTGTAAAAATCATTTTTTTCTGATATTAGTTTGGACTACAGGCAATATCAGTATCACATTTGTAATTCAATCTTCTTCTTGTCTAAACACCTGAAAATTTGATAAGATTAATAAATTCCAAGATTGAATAATTATTTATTTTTCAATTGTAAAACAGTTTAAGTTTTATAATTTAACTAGAGACAACAATAATTAACCTACAATTTAATTCACTCGTGAATTAAATTAAACATTCTGATAAACTTACTCACAACCGACTCCACTGTCGGATTTCTATTTTAAACTCAACTCCAATTCAAAACATCTTTTATTTAGTTTTCATCTCAACATAAGAATTTGCATCAAGTTCTAATTGAAAATCAGCTGGATAAATTATTTCTATTTTAGATTTATCGTCTTCACAATATAAGACAAATCTGAATTTATGATGCAATCCATTTTTTGTCATTTCAGGTGCAAACCATATAGCAGTTATTTTATATATTTTATTTTTTACAATACATATATCACCTTTTTTTAATTCGATTGCTTTAATTGTTTGTTTTTTCAAAACATCATCAATAGTCATAGTCATAGTATTCTCTTCATTCTTATATTCCATGGTGCCTGATTATCATTGGTATATTTTGTAAAAATCATTTTTTTCTGATATATTTACATCATCTTTTAGTTTGTATTGTAATTACTTATTATAATTATAATACCAATATTAGTGTTAGTGTTAGTGTCAGTTTAAGTGCAATTTGTCATTCAATCATCTTCATCATCACCATCACCATGACCGTTCTCAATTATATACTCTAAACACCTATTATGTCTAGGAGTATCTCTCTCGAGTGCTTGAATAACAGTATCGTTCCAAGGACACCCCCTTTGAACCAGAAATTCAAATGGATTTACCAACCCGTGTGTTGCAGCTAAATATATATGTCTAATTCTCATAGGACAACCATAGTCATAAAGCAATCTCATTATCTCGACATTCTGGTTTTTAATTGCTTTCTCAATTGCCCGTAGCTCCTCATCACAAGGACAATTGAATTGAATCAATAACTTAACAGCATCCAAGTTATTAAATTCACATGCTGTACGAATTGCTGAAGAAGTTAAATTTACCCCAGAATTTAGAAAATATAAAAATAAAGAATGATGTTTTAACTCCCATGTTTCATTCTCCAAAATGCAAGACAAAGTAACCGAATCCAATCCACCACCATTTTGATGAAGCCAGATAACATAGTCAGTATAGTCGTCTTCGGTATCAAAAGGTACACATCGTGTATGAAGCACCTCAAAACCGATATTCTTCAGTTCAGTCATAGCTTTGATTTTTTTATGCTTTTTGAGATTACTTTCAATCACCTGTAGATAAACATCACCTTGTCTCAAAAGTTGTATCTTTTCGTCACCTTGCACAAACGAAATACAAAATTCGATACAATCATTATATCCTTTATTTGCAAGACTTTGTACGAGAGAGAATATAGACAAAGCATCACCATCTATACAGGTTGGATCGGATTCAATATTTTTTTCAAACATATCAAGCTTATCCCAAAGTTCCTCATCGTTATGGAACATCTTTTTCACATCTTGGTACCCTTCTTGATTGTACCCCTTTTGTGTAACGAACTCGAAAACAGAGCGAGGAATCTCGTCAATAGACCAGAAAAGGTAAGCTTCGATCACCTTCCTAAAGTCAACGATATTTTCGATTTTCGAACTCGAGACAACATAATTCGAATTGACCTGAAATTCACCTTCCCCTTCTTCAAAGTTCCGGTAAAGTTCAGAGTGATGAATCCACTCAGGAACATCATCAATAGTCATAGTCATAGTCTTATATTCATTGTTATATTCCATGATACCTGATTATCATTGGTATAGTTTGTGAAAATCATTTTTTTACAGTTTATCGTTAATCTGTGAGAGTTCTATACATCTCTGTTCTGTTCTCTCTTGCTCGTGAATAAACCTGAAGTCGGTTTTGAAATATGTATTTAACATTCTCTTCAAATTTTTGCAATGTCTTAAGCCTGCAACCAGTATGAATTCATCTACTTTTCCTCTTTTTAATATTGTAATGATAATGCCTATGTCCATTACTTTGTTCCATGTCAGTTTAATTTCATTCTGTAAATATGAAAGATTCTCTGAATTAAAAATTTCGTGAATATTTTTAAGTATCAAATCGAATTGCCGAACAATTTCGTTTGTAATATATTTTTTTATATTGAGATAAGATTGATAATTATAGTGAGCTGAATCAATACTGAATATCCTTTTTGCAGATTGATAGAAAGGTTGAATAAACTGCTTTATAATCTCCTTTTCTGACAACTCGGTTTTTTTCCAATCAATATCGTACAAATGAGATTGCCCTTTAGCCTTTAAAAAAAGAGTTCTGTAGTCAACTGGAATCAGGTGTTTTTCTTTTTTATGTTTTACAAGAGTGTTGTAGGTTGAATTTATGGTTTTCGAACCAATAGTTTTAGGGTTATCATATTTACTGTATTCCAGTAATATACGACAGTTCTGGTTGTTATTAACCTCGTCTAGACAAAAGTCTGATATATCCTTGTTGTTTAGGCAGTTAAAATTATAGTTGTGATACTCAGCAATAATAGTAATTATTTTCTGATTATCAGAGGTGATGTATTGTTGTAGATTAATAGCAGTTCCAAGTTGAGACTGATCTTTCTTCTTTTGTATTTTAATCGTAGCCATGTTCTTTATAATAAAGCAGATTAATATTTGTAGTTTTAATACAGAGAGGACTCTTGTGTTAAAACTTATACATTCGAAAATTCAACCAGATCCTGAACTGACCGGTTTTTAATCTGTTTGTCAACTCGTTTTCCTTTTACGAACAAACAGTAATCAGGAAACCCTCTAAATCCGGGGATAATTTCTTTAACCTTGTTTCCAAGAGCCTTTTCCTCTGGTTTTTCACCATCAGGTTGAATAGTAGCACATATGATTTTGCCTTGATTCTCATCTGCAAATTGTTGAAAAGCTGGTTTGGCGGTCGTGCAGTGAGGGCACCATGAAGTTTGAAGCATAACTACAACAGGTTTGTCATTTTGTGCATTGTCTGGTAAAACTAGGGTGGTTCCTTTGAAGTCTGTATCATCAAGATACATCACAGGGTAATATAATATTTTGCTGTCGTCCATTTATAGATACCAAGATTTAAATTCATTGTTTAAAGTTTTAAATTACAAAATAAATGCCTATTTTTAAATGCAAAACTAGTGAAGCTTATTATATCAAGATACTTTCTGAACTATTAACTAATAATATTAAGACAGGTTACTTTTCAATTGATAATAACGGTATTAACTTAAGAATCATGGACCATCCTCAGCTTACTCTAATTGATTTAACTTTGGCTTCTGATAATTTTACATCTTATAAGTTTCAATCAAATGATAAAGAGAAGTTATGTATTGGTTTAAATTTAAACCATTTTCATAAAATTTTAAAATCGATCAAGAAAAAGGATTCGTTACAGATGAATATCAATTCAGATGCATCGGATGAACTACAGATTAAAACTATACCTAAGGAGAATACAAGAACCACAACTTCTTATATTAAGATACTTAATATACAGATGATTGATATAGAAATTCCTTCTGGATATGGAAGACCAATTATAGTCAATTCATCTGAGTTTCAAAAAATGTGTAAAGATATCTGTTCAATTGGAAGCACAAATATAAAAGTTGTTTCAAGGAACTTTTATATTGAGTTTATAGCTGATGTAGATAGCATTATCAAACGAAGTGTTTCTTTTGGTGATGAAGATGAAGATGATGACGACGATGATGATTCTGAAGAGAAAAAAGAAGAGGGTGGAACTGAGTCTACTTTTTCAACTGATCAACTACAAAGGATAATGAAAATTTCTGGTTTGAATACAAAACTACATATATATACCGGAAAAGACTTACCTATCTTATTCAGGTCAAATGTTGGAAATTTAGGAATCATATCTGTATATCTAAAGTCAAAAGAAATGATTCGGAAAGAGAGTACAACTAACTATTAGTATTCAAATAAATGACAAAATTCAAATTGATCATCAATTTAAATTTAATTACAGATTCCTTTACACCTTAAATCTTTGCAAATATTACATAACAATATTTTTATTGACCTTGAACAGTCGTGATTGTGATAGACAAATTGACTTGTATCTTCTATCTGTCTTTTGCATATCTTAATGCAATATTCACACCTGTAATATAATGAACACTCACTGCATACAATATTCTTTTCAAATGGCAGATAAACTGGATAATGAATTAAACTCATATATAATATGACTAATATTTATTAGATAAAATATCAATTTAAACTAAGATTGAAGAATTCATTATCTTCTTTTTTATATATGTTGTTCCAAACGAGTCTCTTGGTATAATATCATCTAGCTTTTTACATACAAAACCATTTTCTATACTGTGGTACACCTTCTTAATTTTATATAATTTTAAAACGGATGTACAATCTGAACATGGTTGGGAATTCCCAAGTTTACAATTATTATTACTTATTTTTACAACATATAAACATATATCTTTCAGTTTGTTTTTATAACTGCTGTTATTTAGTTTTCGGATACAATCCATTTCTGCATGAGTTGAACAACTATACTCTTTTAGGATTGTTTTATCTTTTGAATAAGTACGGTGATGATTATATCCGGAGGCAATTGGTTTTCCACCGTAAACTGCTATACATCCATGACGAAATAACATTTGTGATTTTAAAGCTTCCATTGAAGCTCGAATAATAAAACTTTCCTTTTTCTTTGAATTTATACTTTCCATATTGAATATTACTTAAATTACTAATTTACAACTGTAAGTTGCATTTAATTTAAGAGAATTGCATTAGACATCATGTGAAGATTTATACCTGTTCCAATACACCTATCACAAGTAGTCGTTCTAAACAACTTGTTCAGTTTAATAATAAACATATTATCAGACTTTTTTTCTGCCCATCTCTCAGTATGTCCCAAACCATTGCACAAATTACATTTGTATCTTATCTGAAGCATTTCAATTGAATTTATTATATTGTAAAATTTAAAATCGTTAATAATAAATGTTTTATTCAATTCAAATGTCAACTTTAATCCTCTTCTATATATTCAGTTGTATTGTTATCCTGCTTTTATTGATAAAGTTCACATCGACTAAAATTAAAATGTTTGCTAACATCATGTTAGGTATATTGATTATTCTTCTTGGACTTCAACAGGAAAACAGGTTACTTATGTTATTTCTAATAATAATAGGGACATCAATACCAGTATATGAATTTATCGGTAAAAACAAACCGAAAGACAGTTCAATCACAAATCCAGCTTCATGGGTTTAATTACAATTTAAAATCATATTGATAAATAACAGAAAATGACCGATTTTACCTACCTTGATAATATCAATTATAAGAATTCTATTCCTTTTGTGCCTCCTGTTCAATATGGAAAAGTAGTTAAAGTATACGATGGAGATACATTGACATTAGCCACGAAGTTACCTTACGATAATTCACCTGTTTACAGGTTTCAAGTAAGACTCAATGGAATCGATTGCCCAGAAATGAAAACTCATAACGACTGTGAAAAACAATGTTCTCAGCTCGGTAAAAAACTCGTTAGTGATATGGTCTTAAACAAGATTGTAGAATTAAGAAATGTTGAACTTGAAAAATACGGAAGATTGCTTGCGAGAGTATACTGTAATGAAATTTGTATAAACGATTTATTATGCGAGAGGCATTTAGCAGTTTCATATAATGGTGGGACTAAAATATGTCCTGAAAACTGGATGGATTACTATAACGAGGTTAA